TCCAACTGCCCTGTTGGGCTCCAATGCTGATGATGATTATCTCCGTACCGTTCTTAAGTATGGAGATACCACTCAAGCCCTATCTCACGTCCGTGCTTGTTCTCATTATGGGGTCAAGGCATCCTTTTTGAAGAATGGCACCCTCACTATTCTTGAAAAGGAGCTAGAAAAGGGCTACCCGGTAGGGTGTGGCATCCTTCATAAGGGTCCTGCTCACGCCCCCACAGGAGGAGGTCATTGGATGCTCGTGGTGGGCCTTACGGATACCCATGTTATCTGCCATGACCCCTATGGGGAAATGAATAATAGTAATGGTGGGTACCTAAAGCCGGGTGTTGGGGGTAAATATGTCCCATATACCTGGAAAAACTGGTCCAAACGGTGGATGGTTGAGGGTAATGGCTCTGGATGGTACATGACCTTTCGGAAGATCACCCAAAAATCATAAAAATAAACCTTATCTTTCAAATTTATGGCCTTTCCTGTTAGTCCTAACATTGGGGACACGCATACAGAGGATGATACCCTCTGGACATATGGCTCTAATGGTTGGTATAGTACCGTCATTGGAGATGCTAACGATACACGATACACTTGTGGCCCCTCTATTGGGTCTCTTAATGATGTAGACCTGACTCCTCCTCCTAATGATGGAGATGCTCTTGTCTATGATTCTGCTACTGATAGCTGGATTCCTGGTGCTGCTGGAGCAACTCCTGGTGGTCTTAATACTCAAATTCAGTTTAATGATGGCGGAACGGCGCTTGGTGGTGATGCCGACCTGACTTGGAATAAAACCACCAATGTTATGACGGTTGCTGGGGATGTTAACCTCAATGATGGGGGAACCTTTACTACCACCCTTCAAACCGTAACACCTACCCAAAACCGGACCATCAGTTTTCCGGATGCCACTGGCACCGTCGGACTAGTTGCAGGCTCTAGTGGGCAGTTCACCTACAACAACGCTGGGGCGTACGCAGGCGTCAGCACGATGACGTTTGACGGCACCAGCGTGACGCTGGCAGGCCGTCTGATCAACAGCTACACCAGCGTCGCGTCATCCCCGGCAAAGGTCTTTACCGGCACCTGGTTCACGGGTGGCACCAGCACCACCACTAAGCCGCATCTGCTGATCGAGCCCAGCGGCGCCACGTCCACCGCCTGGAGCACCAGCGGTACGGGCCTTGGGGTTAATGCGGCGAGTGGGTTTGCGGGGAACCTGCTGGATCTGCAGGTGAATGGGACTAGTCTTATTCGGGGCTCATCAAACGGAAGCATTTTTTCAAACGGAAGCATTTCTTGGGCTAACAGTGCCTATAGCCTCAGCTCTCGCACTAGCCCAAGTATGGGCACCTTCCTGGTAGGTAGCCAAGCTTATTTTGGGATAGGTAATCCAGGCGCGCAACCTGGTCTGCAGTTCATCTCCACTGTTTTTTTACAGTGGTCCAATAGCGCTGCTGATATTGGAGCCCCTTCTGACCTTTTCATTGGGCGCGACGCCGCCAACACCCTCGCCCAACGCAACGGCACCAACGCCCAAAAGACTCGCATCTATGACACCTACACCTCGGCCACGGATTATCACCGTGTCACGATTGCCACAGCCCGCGCCACGCTGACCAACGTCTCTGGCGCCAGCGTCACCGCCACTGCGCTTATCCCCGCTGGTGCTGTCGTCATGGGTGTTACCAGCAAAGTCACTACCGCTCTAGGCACCGCCAACGGCACCACCGGCTACAAGATCGGCACCGGAGCGGACGATGACCGCTGGGGCGCCATTACCGGCACTGCTGCTGGCACGACCAGCGATAACCGCAACTGGACCGCAGGCACCATCGAGTGCTTCCCCAGTGCAACAGATGTGATTGTCACCGCCACTGGTGGCAACTTCAACGGGACAGGCGTCATCTACCTGTCCGTGCAATACATGGCCGGAGAGGCCGACTAACCCCTAGGAGGATTTTCTCATGGACTTCACTATCACAATCGACGACACGCTCGTCCCCGGCATCATCGCTACCGCCAATCTTGAGGGCAAAGACCCTGAGGACGTGGTTGCTGAATACGCCCAGGCTGTGGCCAATAAGGCGTGCCAAGACCTCAAGGTCGGCCCGTACTACACCGGCCCCATCCCGCCACAGTTCAACGCAGACGGTTCCCCCTATGTGGCACCCGTGGTTGAGGACGAGCCAGCACTAGAAACCAACGACTCTAATCCTGGGGGTGACGTATGACGCTGATCGTCAAGCCGGGCTTCAACGGTATGACTGATGCCGATGCCATTGCATACGTCAATGCAGTGGAAGCGGCTGATGGTCAACTGTTGGAGTTCGGTGTCGGCAAAGCCATCAACGACTTCGTGGTCGGCTGCAAGCTGGACGGCACCTGGAGCGCCATTAAAGCGAGTTGCATTCTGGCTGGGGCTAGGACACGCCTTGGTGCTTTGACGCCGTTGGTGGGTGCTGCCCCTACTTCTTTCAACTTTGTTGATGCCAACTACGACCGGAAGACGGGGTTGGTGGGGGATGGAAGTACAAAGTATTTGGACAGCAACCGCAATAACAATGCTGATCCGCAAAACAGTAAGCACGCCGCTGTGCATATGACAACGCATCAAACAAGAAACGTAGCTAGAGGCGTTTTGGGCGTACCAACTTTTGAGGGCAGCACTCAACTGTTGACAAATGACACGGTGAGAGTATTTAGAGCAAACATGACGGCTGGTGATACAACAGTTGGATTTATTACTGAGTCAAATACTAATCCGGGATTTTGGGGTGTATCCCGAACATCATCCACTGTGCTACGTGGCAGATACGGCGGAGCCACAACCGTTTTTACGTCAACTAATAGTGCAACAAATGCCGAAGTGATACAGATTTTTAGGCGAGGGGCTGATTATTCCGACGCCCGCCTAGCCTTCTACAGCATCGGCGAATCCCTGGACCTTGCCCTACTGGACGCCCGCGTCACAGCACTCATCACCGCATTTGGAGTAGCAATACCATGACCGAAACCTATAACACTACGAGGTGTCAGCCATGAGCCCGATTTACGTGCCGGGGAAGGTGGTGCTGGCTAAGGACTATACGGCTGGTGATCGCTACTTCAACGAAACGTCACTGTTGCTTCATGGCAACGCGGATGGGAGCGGCAACATTCTGGATTCTAGTCCATCACCCAAGACTGTTAGCAAATTTGGTAATGCTGCATCAGCCACTCCGCCGTCATATCCAAATAGCAATAGTGCGTTTGGCAATGCTATTGCGTTTGATGGAAATGGCGACTACCTTCTGTCTACCTTGTCATCCATTTTGTCATTTGGCAGATCCGATTTCACAGTAGAGTCTTGGATATACCTATTAGCACTTCCTGCATCCTATGCAACCATTGTGGATAGCAGGCCCGCCAATGGAAACTATACAGATGCGCTTGGTTGGGCTGTCAACAACTTGGGCCAGCTTGGCCTCTATGCTGACGACTGGCTTGTTGGACCCACTGGCACAATTTCAACTAATCAGTGGACTCATGTAGCCCTTACTCGTCAGGGCACCAATCTGCGTCAGTTCATCAATGGGTCACAAGCAGGCTCAGGGGCTTCAGACTATAATTTTTCGAGACAGGATGCCTATGTAGGCACAACTCCATCCACGTTTTTCTTTAACGGCTACATAGACGACCTCCGCATCACCAAAGGCGTCGCTCGTTACACATCCAACTTTACCCTTCCAACAGCTCCCTTTGCAGATGGCTACTACTGATATGACCTACACAAACCACGACTTTTTAGTCACTGCCACTAATCACCCCTGGAGGATGGTGCCATGAGTTGGGTTATTACGGGTACATTTAAGAACAAACTGCTGCTAGATGAGTATCCAGGATCTGCCGCTGCCTACAGCCTCAGGAATCTCAGCATTCTTAGCACTGCTCCAGTTGTTCGCGTCCGCCGCTCAAGCGACAACACAGAATCCGACTTCACTGCCACGCAGGTTAGCGACGGAACGCTGACAACATTTTGCGGTGCTGGTGACGGTTTCGTGCGAACGTGGTACGACCAGAGTGGGAATGCACGTCACGCGCAACAAGCGACTACCGGCTCTCAGCCAAGAGTTGTTGCCGCTGGCATTTTGGAAACAAAAGGCATTAATAGCAGACCTTCTATTCGATTCCTTTCGGCAAGCCTTACCAACCTAAAAACGTCCGCCTTTGGTGGATGGGATGTTGATAGCATGTTTATTGCGGCCAGTTCTATAAGCACGGCGTTTATGTTTGATGGTAACTCCATAAACAACATAAGCATTTTTATGCCAAATGGACTTGGGGACCTTCGGCTTTTTGCTGGCACGACATTTGTTGAAAATAATATAATTACCCCTGGTGCGCTATCCTTAATCAACACTATTGTAGATAGCGCCGGCACTGATACTTTGGCGGTTAATGCTGATACAAGAACCGCTAACTACGGCAGCAATAAGCGAAACGGGCTAACTTTGGGTGGTGCTGGCAACCTAACCAGCAGCTTTCTTAACGATTCAATTTCCGAGGTAATTATTTACCCGTTTGATCAATCTGCGAATAGGCCGCCTATCAACAACAACATCAACGCCCACTACGCCATCTACTGACCCTGCCCTCGTAGTGTCCCCGACTTCTATGTAAATTCTTCTTATGACAACTCGCGCAACAGAGGAGGCTTTTAACGAGCTTCATGGATTGGTTACTAATGAATTGATCAATCGCATTAAGTCTGGCACTGCCACCACGCAGGATCTAAAAGCATCCGCTGACTGGCTTGCCAAGAATAATATCACTGGTGTCCCTGTGCTTGGTTCTCCACTTGCCACCCTCTTTAACAGTCTTGAATTGGAGATGGAGGATGTCGAAAGAGCCATCCGATAATGACGATGGGGAAGTGTCCACAATGCTCAGGAACCTAGCGGCTACCGCCTTCTTGGGCCTCTTTAGCTGGCACTTAATTACCCTTCATAACATTGCTAAATCAGTGGAGGTGCTTGTCGAAAGGGTAAGTGCCTCCAACACCCGGATTGAGCGCCTCGAAAATAAAGTATTCTTTACGGATCACAATAATGGCGCCTCGAAAAACAACTACCCCTAGGCGTAGTGCTGCGTATTATCGGAATAACCCCGAAGCATACGCAAAGAAACTAGCCTACGATACAAAAGAAAACAAATCCCCAAAGGATAGGAAGTATCGGGCCGAACTTGCTGATGCGCGACGGAAACGTGGCGTTATGGGCAAGGGAGGCTCTGATCTTTCTCACACAAAGAGTGGCCGTTTAGTAAAGGAATCGCCCTCAAAGAATCGTGCCCGCAATGGTTCCAACGGTAAGAGTACCCGCAAATGAACAAAGGAAACGCTAAGCCGCCTGGCCTTTACGCCAATATGAATGCCCGTAAAAAGGCTGGGACCAGTCGCCCCAAGAGCAAGAGTACAATCTCTAAAGCGGCGTATGCAAACATGAAAGCAGGATTCCCTAAAAAGAAGAAGTAGTAACCTTTAACAATAAGGCAAATGCCCCTTAAGGCTCCTTCCGATTACCTTTACAACCTGAGGGCCATGACATCCTCCGAAGCTAAAAGATTATGGCGGAGATCTATCAAAGAACATTGGAATAACCAGTGCGTCTATTGTGGAGCTACGGATAATCTTACCCTGGATCACGTCACCCCAAAAGCTAAAGGAGGACATGACATTTCGTCTAATGTTGTGCCTGCCTGTCTCAAGTGCAACCAGAGCAAGGGTTCGAACCACTGGTTATCTTGGTGGATTGGTCAAGACTGTTTTGACCACTCTAATTTTTCAAAGGTCCTTTCTTGGACAACTAGCTAGTTCTCTTATTAATTAATTATTATGTCTACTACTGCTGACTCGACCACTTACGGTGGTATCTCTAACGCCCCCGGTAAGCGTGATGAGAATCAACAAAACAACAAAGTTCACACCACCACCAATGTGTCTGGGGGCGTAACCACCACCACCACGATTCCTGCTTCTTATGGTGCTGCGGCTACCACTGTTGCTCTTAACGCGACGGTTGACGCTGCTGAGACTGCTATCCGCACCGTTCGTCGGGCCCGGACTAACCCTTCCACTCTGCCCACCGCAAAGGTGACGGGGACTGCTACCCGCGCTGAGACCGGCTGTGTTGCCTCCTTCGGCACCCGCGTTAACGGGTCTGGTTATACGAACGGCACCTATAACGGGGTCGCACTGTCTGGTGGCTCCGGCTATGGCGCTACCGCTAACATCACCGTTTCTGGTGGTGCTGTGACCGCTGCTACCCTGGTTCGTGGTGGCCAGTGGTACGTTGTTGGGGACTCCCTGTCCTGTGCTCTTATCGGCCCCGGTACCTTGTTTGCCCTGCCTGTGGCAACCGTTACCCAGGGTTGATTGTTATGGCCCCCAAAGTTACCTCGTCATCTAATCGTAATAAAAGGTCCACAGCTAAGCCCGTTACTAAAAGACAAAACCCTCAACGGGCTAACCGTCAATCCACCTCCACTGCTCGGGTTACCCAATCCGGCGGTGGCCGTGGAGGCAGTGCTCGTGTTACCAACGCTTCCCAACGTACTTCGGGTTCTGCTCGTGTGACGGGTTCTGCTCGCCCTGCTTTGCCTCCTGGTCGGCGTGGTGGCGCAATTGTTCGTCAAGAAACCAAGCCTGAAAATCCTCGTCGTACCAGTGCTCGGGCCCGTCAAAACACTGCCTCAAGGGGCACGACGGGTCCCAACCGTGTTGGCCAACCTGCTGGTTCTGCTAACCGGATGTTTGGTGCTAATCGTGTCAACCAAGCTGTTGGACGTGCGGTTGCTTCGACCCGACTTGGCAATCTGGCTAAAGGCGCCGGACGCCTGGCCCTTCCAGTTGCTATTGCTTCTCAAATTGCTGATGTTAAAGGTGGATTTGACAAGCTTGCTAAGTCTCCCTTTATTCAGAAGATGAACAAAGGTGGGAAAGCTCCTAGTGCTGGTCGTCGTACCAACCCTAAAGCAGCCAAGCCCACACGTGCGGGTAAGCCTGCTACCGATGGTCGTTACGTTCCCGGTAGTCAACAAGTTCGGTTTACAGCTCCGAAGCCCAAGCCTCCAGCAGCCACGACTCCAAAAGCTCCGACTCGTCCTGCGCGGAGTTCGTCTGCCCCTTCCCGTAGTTCTGCTCCGGCACGCTCCACTGCGCCTTCCCGGCCAACCGCTTCCCGTCCCGCTGCTACGACCACTCCTAAAGGTCCTAGTGCGCCTCCTCCGCCCAAGATGCCCGCAGTTTCCAGCATCGGTCCCGTCAGGAGTGGAGAACAGTACGGTCAAATGATCGGTGCGCCCAAGCCTCCCAAGATGGAAAGCAAGACTACTGCAACTCCTAAAAAGAAGAGTTCTGCTCTAAGTCAAGCCGAAATTCGTAAGCGTCGTTTGAATCGCTGATCACATGCCCCTATCTCGCGGCTCCTCAAATAAGGCCGTGTCTTCCAACATCAGTAAAATGACGAAGGAAGGCTACCCAAAAAATCAAGCTATTGCTATTGCCCTTTCCAAAGCTGGAAAGAGTAAGAAGCGTAAATAAGCGTAATCGGGGTCTAGGATCGTCTCCTTGGCCCCTCAACCCCCTTAAAGGTGTATCGTATCGTATGATTAAAAACAACAGCCTTACAGGCGATCCTCAGAGGACTACGACAACAGACGTTGAACAACGCCTCAAGGACGACTTTAGTTTGTTTCTCCGCCTTTGTTGGAAATCATTGGATCTTCCGCCTCCGACACGGGCTCAATTGGCAATGGCGCGATACCTTCAGGATGGAGGTAACCGCATCATGCTCCAGTGTTTTCGGGGGCTCGGTAAATCGTGGGTAACTGCTGCGTTTGTGTTGTGGACACTCTTTTGCGACAGAGACAAGAAGATCATGGTTGTGTCGGCAAGTAAGCAACGTGCTGATGACTTTTCGATTTTCTGTCAACGGTGTGTGTTGGAATTTGAGTGGCTTGCCCACCTACGACCACAGGATGACGACCAACGCTGGTCACGAGTTTCTTTTGATGTTGCTGGGTGTCGTCCTGCTCAATCTCCATCCGTAAAGAGTGTGGGCATCGGTGGCCAGCTGACCGGCTCTCGCGCCGACCTCATTGTAGCGGATGACATTGAAACGCCAAATAATTCAGCTACAGATTTGATGCGGGAAAAGCTTCTTCAACTTATTACCGAGTTTGAATCAGTTCTCACACCAAAAAAAGATAGTCGCATCATTTTTCTTGGCACTCCGCAAACGACATTTACAATTTATAAAACTCTTCACGAGCGTAGTTACATTCCTATGGTGTGGCCAGCACGGTATCCTAAAACGCTGGTTGGATATGAAGACACACTTGCTAAAGAACTACTCGCTGATATTGAAAGGGAAGGGTTAGATAAACTGAGCTGGACCCCAACAGATACCCGCTTCTCGGAGATTAACCTTCTTGAACGGGAACAAAGCATGAGTCGCTCAAACTTCATGCTTCAATTTATGCTCGACACGTCCCTGTCGGACGCCCTCAAGTTCCCCCTCAAGCTCAGCGACTTCTCAGTGATGCCTCTGGACCCCGCTAAGGGCCCTTCGGAAGTGATTTGGGGGGCGGACAAAGAAACCTTGTTGGATCTCCCCGCTGTCGCCCTTCCCGGGGACCGTTGGCATCGACCCAAACGGGAAGGAGAGTTTGTCCCCTGGGGGGAAACTATTGTTGCTGTGGACCCCTCCGGTCGCGGCAAAGACGAAACAGTAGCCGTTGTCCTGAGCCAAATAAACGGATTCCTCTTTATCCGAGATATCTTTGCCAGTCAAGATGGCTACTCCGACAAGACCCTCTGCGAGATCCTACGACGGGCTAAACGGTACTCCGCCACAACCTGCCTCATCGAGTCTAACTTTGGTGATGGTGCCATTATGGAGCTTATGCGGAAACACGCCACCGAAATGAAAGTCGGTATGAACTTTGAGGAGGTTCGCGCTACCACCCGTAAGGAAGACCGCATCATCGATACACTGGAGCCTGTGTTGAACCAACATAGGTTGATCATCGACCAACGACTGATTGACTGGGACTACCGGAGTAACCCCGATCAAGCCCCCGAGGAACGTCTACCCCGGATGCTTATGTACCAACTTACCCGTATGTGTCGGGAAAAGGGGGCCGTTAAGCACGATGACCGGGTAGACGCCCTGGCCCTTGGCGTGAAATATTTCCAGGATGTCCTTGCTATTTCCGCCCAACAACAAGCCATCGACCATTCCCGACAGCAATGGCAGAATATGGTTGACGGATTCCTCAATGCCCCGACCTTGGCCACCGATCTCCTGGTCGCAGGAAGCACCTTTGACGAGCCCATTACCCACGAAGAGGGACCCATCGTTTCGTGGATTTCTCACCGGTAAAACGCTACCCGTTTTTTCCTCGAAACCCCTTGCTACCACTACCCCCTAGAGAAGGTGCCTATTATTACCCAGGGAAGTGGTGCTCCTTGGGCGTGGAAACAGCGACAAGCTGAGGGGGGAGACCATAGAGGGGGGGGGGTTTCTCCTCCTTCCGGTCTTCCCTTTCTCCTTTCGTTGGAATCCACAAACTTACCATCCCGTCAAATTGTTAACCCAGAGGGACGGGTATGGGGTATGGACGTATCATTGAGGGGAGGAACGACAACTTCTTCCCCTCAGTGTTTACTAAGCGAACGAAGTGAGCGTCCCACTAGCCCAAGACCCCAAGAGGACGACAAACAAAAGGGGAAGGGCGACACATATTAGATAGTAGATGCGAAGCCTACTATTCGTATGTGTTATTATTATTGTTAATTAAAAAGAATATTAACATTAATAATTATGTTTATTGTTCCTTAAAGGAAGAATGTATAGCGATAGGTAGCGATGTGATACATAGTAACCTATTACGATACAGCTGTTATAGAAAGAAAAATAACAATATAAATATTATTATTCTTACTAACTGTTTCTACTAGATCAATGGCACCCGACATTAAACAACCCTTCGAGTCTCCTCATTGTTCAAAGGTAAAGCTTGTCTGGATTACTCCTAACGCTGAACAAACCATTGAGTACTGTGCAAGAGTCAGTAACCCCAAAGGACAGAACAAGCTAGACACAACCGGAAAGTTGCTGCGCTATCTTGTTAGTCATAACCACTGGAGTCCCTTTGAGATGGCCTCAGCGTGTGTTGAGGTAAATACAACAAGGGACATAAGCGCACAGATCCTTAGGCATCGGAGCTTTTCGTTTCAGGAGTTTTCCCAACGTTATGCTTCGACTGTGGATGGGTTAGGTGGTCTGGAGATTCCGCATCTCCGCCGTCAGGACCAGCACAACCGTCAGGCCAGTCACGACGATCTTTCCCGAGAAGAAACACAGGCGTTCTATCGACGCATCTCCAGTGTGTTTGAGGATCTGGAACATCTCTACCAGGAAATGTTGAGTCAGGGTATTGCAAAGGAAAGTGCTCGGAAGATCCTTCCTATGAATAGCCCTACCCGCCTTTATATGTCAGGAACGATCCGTTCGTGGATCCATTACCTCAGTGTGCGTCGTGGTCCGGAAACACAACTGGAGCATCGACAGATTGCTGATCAGATCTACCAAGTCCTCAACAAAGAGATGCCTAACCTATGGGAAGTGATCAATTAAGGGGAGGTGATGTTCCCCTCAAATTACGTGAATTTAGAACCCTTTATCGTCTCCTAAGGCGGGGGTGGCCGGATTGGGCTGCCTTTCT